AGTAAAGAAAGAACTAAAGAAAGAACTAAAGAAATAGATCTACCTTCGTCGCCGCAAGCGGACGACGAGAAGATCACTAAGCCAAATGCTGTTATTCAGAAAGGGAAAAATTGGGGTACGCAGGAAGACCTTGATGTAGTCAACCAGATGGAGTCCATTTTAGCTGGTTGGCAAGGTGAAGATTATAGAGCGCCAAAGCCTGCTGCATTGGCCAAGAAATGTAATGACGTTCGCATGATGCGCACTGCTGACAACCGCAAGCCAGAACACATCCTAACGCTTTTCAAAATCGCCCAGGCTGATCAGTTCTGGCGGAAAAACTGTATGGCCCCAAGTTCCGTTCGTCGGCATTGGGCAACTCTATGTGATATCCGGAACAAGCTCAAAGAATCCATGCAGAAAAACAAACCAAAGACTATTGGTGTTGATGGGCAGGTAAGAACTGCTGAAGATTGGGATAAGCACATCCAACAGAACTGCGTTCCTCAGTTTAACGAAAAAGGGGAGCTGATAAGTCATGCGTAACTCACAACAATACACGGCGACAATCAGCGCTAAAGTGCAGCAGATCATGAAAGAACGTGGTTTAAAACCTGCTTTTTCCCCGGATCAATATCTGGAATTTCAGCGCAAGGAACAGGCTGCAGCCACTGAGGTGGTTATGGCGAAGCAACGCCAGCAACGAATTGAAAACCTGCTGAAGCGTGATGGCATTCGTCCGCTTCACCAGCAATGCAGCTTAGGTAATTTTGAAGTGAAGATCCCAGCGCAGCAGCAGGCCGTTTACTCATGCAATGCCTACCTGCAGGACTTCCACAGGCGTGATGGTGTTCGTCATATGGTTTTTTGTGGTGAAACCGGCACTGGAAAAAACCACTTAGCATCAGCTGTATGCAAAGAAATAATCGCACGAGGTTCATCGGCAGCTGTGATTAGCGTTGCTGAATACCAGGCAAAGCTTCGGGCAACAATGAACAAGAACGCTAAACAAACCGAGGAGCAGATCCTTGAGGAGTTTACCCAGCTTGATTTGTTGGTTTTGGATGAAGTGGATTTGGGTTCAAAAAGTGCTTTTGCAGAAGGAGCCCTGAACTTGCTTCTCGACAAGCGGATCACCAACTTAGGGCGCACCATTTTAATCTCTAACCTGAATACAGCTGAGCTACACGATGTGCTGCAGGCTCGGATTTACGACCGTATTTTTCAAAGTTGCTTTGTTGTGAATTTTAACTGGCCATCACACAGAACAGGGATTAGTCACTCTGTTGCTCGCAGCCAAAACGTGTCTGTATGACCTTTGTGAATTTGGCTGCAGATCCGGCTTTGGCTGAAGCTGAGGCAGTGAATAAGGTTGCATGCCTATGGCTTCATAGCTGGCGTAACAACCTCATGGCCAAGCCGGATATAGATCGAAAGTTGGCAGCAATGCCGGAACCAGAGCGCGGCCGCATGATTGAAGCGTTAAACCGGAATAAAAAGCTATTTAAACAGGGGGCCTGATGCAGTCGTTATCTGTAGTTATATCTGATGCAGCTATCACCCGGCATGCAGCAGATGCTGATGTGGGCGAACTGCGTGATCAGCGTCACCCGCTCATGCTTCGTTATAGAGCAGACCGCAATCGTGCTACCTGGTACTTAGTCCGTTATGAAAAACGCAAGAAAATCCGGTACCGCCTTGGCTACTGGCCCACGCTGAAAACAAAAGATGTTGTGGCTATGGTTGCGGACAGACTGCAGCGCCTTAATCGCTCTGAAGTTGTTTCCGCTGATAAGTTCGACACAGTAGGTGAGCTTTTGGCCTGGTACCGCGACAGGTGCCAGGCTGAGAAGTTTAAAGCGCTTGGCCGCAAGAGAGCCATTAAAAGCCACATGGATTGCCATCTGATCCCGAAGCTTGGCAGCATCAGATTGTGTGATCTGGATAAAAAGCTGATTGACGAAAAGCTGTTTTTACCACTGCAGGCTGAAGCGTTAAAAGCGTCGACGATTAAGCATATGTTCTACACGTTAAAGCCGTCCTTTAAACGTGCAGCTGACCTTGGCTACATCACAAGAAACCCGATGTTAGGCATTGTGTTTGGTGAGCATGTGACTAAGCGAATTAAGCCAAAAGAGGCAAAGCTGCATGTGTCTGACAGAGATCAGGTAATAGAGCAGCTGTTTGATCAGCCAAACCCATTACGCATGTTCTTGCTGTTTATGATCATGTTCGGGACCCGCATTGGTGAAACCAGAAACCTGAAGTGGTCGCATATTCAATTGAAAGAACGCCGCATAGTCATTCCTGCAGAGTTAACCAAAACCGAAGATAGCCACGTGCTGCCAATTACTGATGCTGTCTATGAGTTACTGACTGAGTACCAACAAAACTTTGGCAGTCGCTCAGGAAACCTGTTTGAACATAAAGGCTATCCACTGACTGCAGCTCAGGCGCAGAAGTGGGTAAGGCAAGCAGGTAAGGGAAATTGGAGTGCGCACGATTTGCGTAAATTCGCTCGAAGCAGCTGGGCTGAGCTCGGTATTGATTACTGGGTTGGAGAGCGTTTGCTGAACCATAAACCAAAGGGTTTAGATGCTGTGTACATAAAAGCCGGAGCTATCGATGTGAAGTTGGCGGCACTGAATGTGTATCACAACTGGCTGTTTTCATGTAGGCCAAGTACAGGCATTGGCGCTCAGAGTAAAGCGTCTTAATGCGTTATGCAGCAAGGCTTGCAGCGCGATTAAGAATTGTAATACCTGAACATTATTAAATTGCAAAAGAGGTAAGTATGACGCCTTTATCATTCAAAGGTTACGGTGTTAGAGGTAGTCCGGTGACAGTCATTGCAGAGCGTATTACTCATTGGCAAAAGTACGAATCCAATGGTAATTACGGTACTGAAATCCATTTGGATACAGGTGAGTCTGTTCTGGTTGGCGATTGGTATGTGGATGTAGAGAAAGCATTCAAAGCAGCTGCAGGGAGCAAGTAATGCTGATTGTGGGGATTGATCCGGACACCAAAAAGCACGGTGTTGCTGTAGTAAAGGACGGCATCATTCAGCAGCTTCATACATTGGCCAACAGGTCGCTGATCGAGCTGTTAACCGACCTGGCACGTCAGCATCAGCTGCGGATTAAATTGGAAGATATCAACGCATTTAAACCTGTGATCCATCGCCCGGGGCAAAGCCGCAATCAGATGATGAAAATTGCTCAGAACATTGGCGCCGTTAAATATGCGGCTGAGTTGTTGGTACACGAACTGGCTGCATCTGGTTTCTCTGTTGAAATGGTACTGCCACTACAGGGCGCTAGAAGTGGTAAGCGGTATAACGCTGATGCGTTTAACCGGCTAACGGGCTGGAATGGCAAAAGCAACGCTGACAATCGTGATGCTGCCATGATAGCGCTATATGGTCAGCCGAAAGGAGGTATCAGTGGTATTTTCACCGGAAACTGATCTGCAAATGTTTTTTTCACCGTCAACTGATCTGCAGCAGCTGGCCCTGCTATTTATAGCTACTTTTGGCAATGTATTCCTGCTGGGTTTAAGCAGCCAGTTCGTTCGTGATCAGCAAATAGCACTGGCCTTTACCATTAGTTGGGGTATCACCTGGTGCCAGTTCCTGTTCGCTCGGATATCAGCTAACACTACAGACGCTGATCTTGCCCTGTTCGTAAGTGGTTGGGGTGGCTCGCTGGGTATTGTTGCCAGCATCCTGTTTTACCGTTGGTACCAGGCGAGGGCTAGGCGCAATGCATAGCAATGATCCGTACTGGAAGCTTCATGGTGGATTTATCCTAAAAACCAACAGAAAGAAGATTGGTTTTACTCAGGAGCAGGTTGCCGCGATCATGGATTTTCCGCTGCGTACTTACCAGCGTTGGGAAGCCGAACAGGCCGAACCCGCTTTTGGTATAGTAATGGCGTTTTGTGAGTGCGTATTCAAAATAGAATTAATAGACGCGATAGTAATTGCTCAGGAGGCCATGGTTGAACATCAAAGAGCTGGATAGGTTGTTGCAAAGCTGGGGGTGTTTTTGGGCAGGTAAGGAGGCTTTGCAAGGCTACGCAAATACATCCGTTACAGAGCGGTGCTGTGAGGTTATGCGCACAGGTATATGGGTGAGTTCCGACAAGCATTTGTTCAGCCATCATGCTGCCAGCATTTTTGTGCCGGAGTGGGTGGGGCAGATAGATAAAGTTGTTGAGCAACTGGCTGTGCCTGAGCGGCAGATCATTAATCGGTTTTATATAAAGAAGGCCAAGCTATTAAAAACAGAATGGCCCAAGCTTTGGCAGGCTCAGGCCGCTGTTTTGTCACTGTACTGATTACCCTACAGGGCCTTCTGTGCAGTTTTTAGTAAGTACAGCTCATAAAGCGCCGGATCCATTGCCCTATCGCCACTTTCCCACTGTTGCCAAGTTCTCAAGCCTTTGTAGATAGTTTCTGCAGCTTGCGCTTGGCTATGACCTGCTACAGATCTTGCTGCTTTAACTTGTTCAGGCTGTGGGCTATCCATCACGCTTTACCTGGTGCATGACTGACGTTCTGTCCATGCTGCTGCTCTATAATAGCCTCGCCGATAATATCATCAGCAACCGGATCCCGTTCACCGCCAGCAGTTAAGTGACTTTCGTACCACGCCACAATCAAACCGCTGACGTTGTCTTCTGGCCCTTCTTTTAAAATTTCAACTGGCACGTTACTGGCCTTGCAGATAGCCTCTACAGGCGACCAGTCAAATGACACCATGCCGTCGGCATCACGGGCAAGCTTTAGATCAGCAAATGAAATATGGTCTGGGATAGTAATATTGGCTAATTGGCGATGCATGTAGTCCTCCACAGCATTTACGATAAAGTCAGTAAGCCGCATTCCTGCGGCTCGGCTTGCACGTACCCAGCGGCCTTTTAGCTCCGCTGGTACGTTTAGGTGTATTAGGCTGCTCAATTATAACTCTTCGATGCGGCCGTCTTTTGGTGCTCCAAAAGTGCCTTGGTAATAATAACTGATTTTCTTGATGCCCCAGCCATCTTTGTAGCGACGTGGTACGTAATCAGGTTGACTGTATTCGCCGTGGGATAAGTGGTATGTGCCGCGAGGAAACCATGAATCCCCCAGCCGATTACTATTCAAATTTGGATGTTCATTTAAAAATTTAACAGCTTCAGCTTTGCTCTCGAAAGTTAACATGACGTTTCTCCGGTCTGGAATCAGGGTGCCGCCCTGTCGGTTTGTGTTCAACCAGCGGTTTTAATCCCGCTGGTACGTTTAAATGACTGTTAGTTTACTCGGCGTCAAACCAAACTTGCTCAGCCTCAACTAAATCGTCATAGATTTCATCAAATGCTTTGGCTAATAAAGCCTGCTCAATGGCTCCACGCCATTCATCAGCATCAATGTCCCAGTTTGCTATATCTGTATCGCTAGCTGGCTCACCTAAAGCTTCAACCAGCTCACTTACGTGGTTCTGGTCATAACATGCTTCAGCGAAGCCCTCCAAAGAACTTGCAGCTGTTTCCATTTCTTTGGCTATTTCGCCATAACTCAGATGCGATGTAAAACTGTCGATTCCAGCTTCTTTCAGTAATGCGGCGATACGTGTTGCGATTTCGTTTTGAATAGCCATGATGTTTCTCCAATCAGGAATCGGGGTTCCGCCCCGGCGGTATCAGCTGAGCTGATGAATATAAATATACGCTCAATGAGCGCCTTTGCAAGTGTTTTTTGAAATTTATTTTCAAACCCGCCATTTATGGCGTGTTTTTCACCCTGAAAATAGAGTAGTTTTATCTAAGCTGGTCAGAAATGGCTAAGCAAGAACCCGCTCACAAGGCGGGTTTTTTGTTGCCCAAACGTTGCCTGTTGCATTCGCCCCAAACTTATTGTCTGGGGCTTTTTATTGGTGGATGTTATGAAAAACCTGAAAGCCGCATTGTTAGCCGCTGGTATCAGTGGCGCTGTTGCTCTGTCAGGTGCTGTACTTATTGCTCCACATGAGGGGTTGGTCAAAGAGGTCTATTTAGACCCGGCCAACATCCTTACCAGCTGCTATGGCCACACAGGCAAAGAGTTAAGGCTAGGCATGAAGTTCACGGACGACCAATGTCTTGATCAGCTGGTTGCCGATCTGTCAAAGCACAATAGGCAGATGTTATCCGTCGTTAAAGTACCTCTGTCTGAGGGTGAGCACGCGGCTTATCTGTCGTTCGTGTACAACGTTGGCATTGGCCATTTCCGCAAATCAACGATGCTGGGAAACCTGAATGAAGGTTTTCGGGTATCTGCATGCAACCAGCTGATGCGCTGGATCTACATCAAAGGTAAAGAGTCCAACGGATTACGCACACGCCGTGCTGCTGAGCGAAAGATGTGCCTCAAGGACCTAAAACAATGAAGATGATGACACGTGTGTTAATTGCTACAGCGGTTTTAGCTATCGCTGGCTTGGGTACAGCTGTTGTTGTGCTTGATTCAGAGCTCACAGCACAGAACGCTGTTGTAGATAAACAGGTTATTGAATTGGCCAACTATGAGTTGGAAGTCAAAGGCCTGATGTCAGAAGTTAAAAACCTGAATGACCAGGCTCAGACCGCAGTAGCTGAGCAGTTGTTGGTTGCTGGACTGAATACAGAGCACCAGCAATCAGAAACCCAGATTAACGACCAACACTTAGTTGTGATGGTTAACAGTGAACAACTAAAGGTATCCGAACATGATCCTACTCGTGCGTGGGCTAACGCTGCTGTGCCTGATGCTGTTGGCCAGCTGCTCTACCAAGCCAGTGGAAGTCCGCACTATCACGGTGATAAAGACAGTGACGGTACTACCACCAGCAAACTTTCTATATTCGGGATGCGAACTGCGGCCCTTTAATGGCAGAACAAACCACGATCATCTGCAGTACACGCTGCAGCTGATCACTGATATCAAGTTATGCGATACGGATGTGCAGCGATACCGCAAGTGGCGGGAGGCTCAAGTATGCAAACAGGACTCAAAGTTATGTCAGACAAAGTAACAGCCACCAGCTCTTATGTAACCGCGGGTGCAACGACTGCAGGTGGACTGTTGAGTTTGTCTGAGTGGGCAATAGTGATCGGCATCCTTGCAACCGTAGCCACCTTCGGCCTGAACTACTGGGTGCAAACACGCAACCTAAGGATGGCCGAGCGCGAGCATCAGGCGCGCATGGCGCAGCTTGAGAAGGGCAAGCCATGAAGGTCATCAAAATCAACGACTTAAAAAAGGTACTGTGCCGCACCCCCTCGATCGCTGCGGGTGCGAAGCGCGCAGGCTTTCGTACATTGATCGGTTCGTAACTTCTCAGACTTTTCGTCTACCAGGTTAAACCAATGCCACCGAAGCCACCACGACCATGCAGACAGCCGTTTTGTCCACACAAGACTGTTGAAGCACATGGCTACTGCGAACAGCACAAAGACAAGGCTGTTAAGTGGCAGAGCAACCGACACAGTGAAAAGCGTACCCGAGGACGCAAGTGGCAAACAACTCGGGAAAGAATTCTGAGGCGTGACAATGGTCTGTGCCAACCATGCCTTCAAGCCGATCGGTTAACCCCTGCAACTCAGGTCGACCACATCAAGTCGCTGGCTGATGGAGGTACCGACACTGATGAAAACCTGCAGGCGATTTGCAAGCCATGCCATGACCATAAGACAAGGCAAGAGGCTGAGCGTGGGCGTCAGCGCTAACTCAGCGCCAGCCCAAGCGGGGCGCTGGATGGGTAGGGGGGATCAAATCTCTGTAGCCTTTTTCGTTGGACACCGATCCCGCCATGAGATTTTTATTTTCGCGAAAAATGAAATTAAAACTGGGGGGCACTGAGCATGGCGGGAGTACCTGGCCGCAGCGGCCGAAAGCCAAAACCCGTTAGCCTGAAAGTTATTCAGGGTAACGCAGGTAAGCGGCCACTGAATACAGATGCTCCAGAAGGTGAGTCACTGGGGGCAGTACCTGATTGCCCAATTTGGTTGACAGGTATAGCCGTTGATATGTGGAACGCTTTGGCTGAATGGTTGGTTAAATCCAAGATCCTTACAGCAACGGATATTCACAACCTTGAGGCCTTTTGCAGTGCCTACAAAAGATGGCGCCAGGCAGAAGCACATTACGAAGATCATGGTCCAGTTGTACCAGGTGCAACTGGTGGTCCCATTAAAAACCCGTCAGCCACAGTAATAAACGAATGCCTGAAACAGATGGCAACTTATGGAGCAGCATTGGGGTTGGATCCGGCAAGTAGGGGCCGCTTTGGTGTTGGCACTAAGCAGCCAGCTGATAACCCTTTTGCAGCACTGCTTAAAAAACGAGGCGGTAAGTAGAGAATGAATGGCCAGTTATCCAAACGTCAATGCGGCGAACAAATATGCCCGAGATGTGATAACCGGCAAGATCTCTGCGTGTAAGGAAGTTCGACAGGCCTGTCAGAGGCATATTGATGATTTAAAAGCCTCAGAAAAGCGGGCTTATCCTTATAAGTTTGACCGAGACGCCGCAGAGCATGTCTGTGATTTTGTCCAGTTGCTACCACACACAAAAGGTAAGTGGGCTAGAGAACGGCAACTCATTAAGCTGGAGCCGTGGCAGAAGTTCATATTCTGCGCTGTCTTTGGGTGGCTGAAAAAGAAGGATGGTTTAAGACGCTTCTCTGAGGCGTATTGTGAGATACCGCGCAAAAACGGTAAGTCTGTTATTGCTGCAGGCGTTGGCAACTACATGCTGTGCGCCGATGGAGAGTATGGCGCCGAAATCTACTGTGGCGCAGCGACTGAGAAACAAGCCTGGGAAGTGTTCAGGCCAGCAAAAATAATGCTGGAGAAATCGCCACAACTTACCAGTTTGTTGGGCATAGAGATCTGGGCGAAAAACATCAGCATCCCCGGAGACGGTTCACGATTTGAACCGCTGATCGGTAACCCGGGTGATGGTAGTTCGCCAAGCTGTGCATTAATTGATGAATTTCATGAGCATGACGGTCCCGAGCTCTACGAAACGATGATCACTGGCATGGGCTCAAGAGAACAGGCCCTTGCATTTATCATTACAACAGCCGGCTTTAATCTGGCTGGACCTTGTTATGAAAAACGGCGTCAAGTTCAGCAAATGCTCGACGGTGTTATGCCAAACGATGAACTGTTTGGGATTATCTGGACGCTTGATGCTGGTGATGACTGGAAAGACCCGGCTAATCTGCGAAAAGCAAATCCAAACTTTGGGGTATCAGTCAGTCAGGACTACCTGATTAAGCAGTTGCGGGACGCTATTCGCTACCCAAGCCGAACCAATAGCTTTTTAACCAAGCACCTGAATATTTGGGTTTCAGCCCGTTCGGCCTGGTTAAACATGGCGGATTGGCATGCCTGTGGTGATACCAGCCTCACACTGCAGGATTTTGCAGGCAAGCGCTGCACCTTGGGGGTCGACTTGGCCAGTAAAACCGATATAGCAAGTTTGTCCCTGGTGTTTGATGAAGTGCTTGAGTCTGGCCGAATCAAATACACCACGTTTACCCGCAACTACTTGCCTGAAGGTGCTTTGGAGCGAGCTGGCAATAATCGCTCGGCATACGAGAAGTGGGTAAATGAGGGCAGGTTGACACTAACTGACGGTGAAGAAATTGATTTCGACCTGATCAGGGAAGAAATAAAAGACCTCAGCGAAATTTTTGAAATCACGGAAGTTGCCTACGACCCATGGCGTGCTACTCAACTGGCGCATCAGTTGATGAAAGACGGTGCTGAGATTGTTGAGTACCGCAACACAGTGCAGAACATGAGCCCACCGATGCGGGAAATGGAAGCAGCTATCACGGGCAAACGCTTTAATCATGATGCTGACCCGCTGCTTACATGGATGGCCAGCAACGTGACAGCAAAGGCTGATGCGAAAGAAAACATCTACCCGCGTAAAGAGCGCAACGAATACAAAATAGACGGCATTGTGGCCACGCTGATGGCTATAGGGCGGATCTTGAATAGAGCCGTTGAAATGCCAAAAGAATCAATTTACGACACCTCGGACGTAACATGCTGATACCCATTTTTCTGTTTGTGCTGGGCCTTGTAGGTGCCGGCCTGATTAGCTTTGGTGTTTGGCTGCTGAATAGCGCTGCCGGATACATCTGCATTGGTACGTTTTGCATGGTTGCCAGTTACCTGTACACCAGGCAGTTGGCTTATCAGCAAAATAAGAAGTCGCAAACTAAGGCGGAATAATGTTTTTACCTAACCTGTTCGGCACAGACAAGGGTGTTACAGCCCGGCAGAACTTCACAAGCTGGATCAGCTCTATGGGAAGTCGCCAAAGTAGTGCTGGCGTCATGGTTAACACTGAATCTGCTATGGGTGTTGCTGCATTCCGAGCGTGTGTAACTCTTCTTGCAGAAAGTATTGCCCAGTTGCCTTGTGAGCTATACCGGCGAACAGCGGATGGTGGTCGTGAGCGTGCAACAGTTCATCCGGTGTACAACTTGATCCACAGTACGCCGAACAAAAAAGACACCAGCTTTGAATATTACGAACAAGCTCAGGGATCGCTGGGTATTGAAGGCAATCATATTGCGTTAATCGACCGCGATAGTTACGGCTATCCAAAAGAACTGATCCCGATTAACTACAACAAAGTGAAGGTACTTAAAGGTTCTGACGGTATGCCGTATTACCGGTTACTTGACCTGAATGAAACTGTGCCTATGCACATGATCCATCACATCAAGTACTTTAGTCTGGATGGCTATGTTGGTTTATCACCGCTACAAACCAACACCGATACCATTGGCCTGACTATTGCCACTGAGAAGCATGCTGCAGCAGTATTCCAGCGCGGTGCAACGATGTCAGGCGTGATTGAGAGACCGCATGAAGTTAAGCCTATTGATACACAAACAAAAGTGGACGACCTATTAAATAAATTCACAGAACGCCATGGTGGAGGACTGCGCAACGCATTTAGCGTGGCGTTATTGCAAGAAGGTATGCAATACAAGCAACTAGCCATGGACAACGAAAAAGCTCAGCTGATTGAAAGTCGTGGTTTTGGCGTCATAGAAATGTGCCGTTTGTACAAGATCCCTCCGCACATGGTACAGCATCTGGAAAAAGCCTCTTTCAACAATATTGAGCATCAAGGGTTGCAGTACGTTATCTACACTCTGCTGCCATGGGTAAAGCGCCATGAAGCTGCGATGATGCGTGACCTGCTGCTGCCAGACGAGCGCAGCAACTATTACATCGAATTTAATATATCTGGGCTGCTTCGAGGGGACCAAAAATCACGTTACGAAGCTTATGCCATTGGCCGTAACTGGGGCTGGTTGTCAGTAAACGACATTCGCCGGCTAGAAAACATGCCTCCAATACCTGGTGGTGATCGTTACTTAACGCCGCTCAATATGGTGGACTCAGCAAATCTTCAAAATTCGCTGAATGCCACGCCAGAGCAATTGAAAGAAATCGAGGGAATATTATGTCGCGTATGATCAACTTTCCGCACATAGCGGCCATGGTTTTTGGTGCGCCACTGTACGCAACCTCAGAATTGGTAACCGCGGTAAAAGCAGTTTTAGAACCGCGTTTACTTGGCCGCACGACCACGGATGTAGAGTTAGCCGAAGACATTGCAGGTGTTGCCATGGGCCGTGACGAAGAACGGCAGTTACGAGGCGTCACCATTGCCGGAAATATTGCAATCATCCCGATACATGGCATTTTGGTCGCTCGCCGCGGCGCCATCACCGCGACCTGTGAAGAATTGCTCTCGTATGAGCGTTTAAGAGAACAGATCACCGCTTCTGTAAACCATGAACTTGTCAAAGAAGTGGTTTTAGACTTCCACACTGGTGGCGGTCAGGCTATCGGCTGTGCGGAGCTGGCCGACTTTATTCGGGCGTGCACCAAAGTTAAACCGATTACGGCGCTGGTAAACTTTGCAGCCTACAGCGCCGGTTATATGTTAGCAGCCGCCTGCAGCAAAATAATTGCAAGTCCTACAGCTGGTGTAGGCTCTGTGGGCGTGATCATCGAAACTTACGAAGTGAGCAAGTGGGAAGCGGAAGTGGGTATTAAATACAATACATTCTATCGCGGTAGCCACAAAAACGACTTTTCTCCCCATGAGGAAATTACCGATCAAGCCGTCTTAGAAATCGAAAAGCGGCTAGATCAGGCCTACAGCCTTTTCGTAAATTCAGTGGCCAAGCACCGCAATCTCAAAGCTGACGATGTAATCGCCACTGAAGCCAGATTATTCAGTGCTGAAGATGCCCTGCAGTTAAAACTGATTGATGAAATTGCTCCTGCTCAGGATGCAATTAACGCTATTGCAATGTCACACGTTCCGAAAAGCAGCGGCCGCAGCATTCGTGCTCAGGCTTCTGCTATTAACTCAAGTTTGACGCTCTAGCCACGCGGCGGAGCAGCATAACCAAGCGCCTAACGGCGCTTTTTTTGTAACTAAAAAAGGTGAAATACCATGTCTAAAGTATTAGAACTCCGCCGCAAGCGCGCTGAAATCAACGCCAAAATTCAGGCTATTGCGGCCATTGAACAAGCTGACGGCCAGTTAAATGCCGAACAATTAGCAGAGTTTGATCAGCTGTCAGCTGAGTTTAATCAATTGGGTGAACAGTTAGGCCGTTTAGAGAAGGCCGAGCAGATGGCAGCAGCCACAGCGGTACCTGTCGCGGCATTTGGAAATAAAGCCCCTGCAGCTCATGTGAAGCAAGAGCCTAAGCAGTACCTGGGGGCAAAAGTGTCGCGCATGGTGATGTCTATTGCCGCGTCAAAAGGAGATCTGCCTGATGCCGCTAAATTTGCCCGGGATGAAATTGGCGATAATGACGTGGCTATGGCCATTGAAACCTCAGCAGGTAG